GAAAGCTTTGCATATTCTTCTTCCGTAGCGTCAACGGTCTTGCGTACAGAAGTAAACGCGCTCTCATAGCTGACAGACGCCTTGAGCGAAGCTGCACCCAGCGCGACGATCGGCGCTGTCACAGCAGCAGAAAGGCCACGACCCGTTGAGGTCATGGCCTTGGAAATGGTATCGCACTTTTTAGAGAATGCGGTCAGCGTATCGCCAACCTGTGTCCATGTGGACTTGAGCCGATAAAGTTCCTCAGTGAGCTTCTTGACCTCCGCCTCGGTTGTCCTAACAGCAGCCTTGGCATTATTGAGGTTCGTTGCAGCCCTGGAGATCGCGTCTGCATTGTTCTGCAGCGTCTTGCTGTTCGACTTGATCTGGCCTTCCAGCAGTTTGACGCGATCTGCCGCATCCTTGTATTCCTGCTTGGCCCGTTCAAGATTCTGCTTAGCTGCGATTGTTGCCGAGTCGGATTCACCAAGCGTATCTCTGTAGCGCCTGTATGCTGTGGCCGCTGCTGTCACCGTTGGCTTGATGCGCTCCATCTCAGCGCGCGCATCTGTCAGCGACTGCTTGAGACGCTCCTGCCGCGCATAGGAATCGGTCAGCTTCTGATTGGCGGCGACCAGCGCACGAGAATACTGCTCTACAGCACGATTCTGCTGCGTAAGCTTGCTGCCCAACATAGCGAGCTTCGATTCCGTACCCTTGACGGTCTTTTCAAAGCTCTCTACGCCAGCGCCCGCCAGACGGAAGGTACTCTCTGCTTCCTTGATCTGCTGGTTGATCGTACGCAAATTCCGCGCAAAATTATCGCTGTCAAGCGAAAGCGCAACCACCAATTCGCGCAGGACTTCGGACATACAGATCACCTCATCTCTTCATACCGGGCCAAACCTCGTCAATAAAGGCGGGCTTTGGCTTTTTCTTTATCTCATCACGCTGCGCATCCCACGCCCGCAGGCGCAAAAAGCCCAGCATGTCCATTTCATCAATCTCGTTCATGCGCCATCCTGCTTTGAGGAGCTGATTGAATGTCGCATAAATATACTCCGGCAGCGTCAGAAGATCGGAATCTTCTCTTCCTCCTCGAGCCGATCCATCATGATCTGCTCCGCTTCCTTCGTCACCGGCTTCGTAGGGAAAGAATCCAGTACCTCCGTAGTCTGCGTCTGCACGGCCATGAGCGCCAGCACTATGTCATGCATCAGGCGATCTGCCGGGTAGTTATCGTACATCTCATCTGGCGTGAAGCGATTGCCAAAGAGAATGCAGAACCACCTGACCATCTCGTCAAGTGCCTCAGCGACCGTCAGCTTTTCGCCGGAAACGTCCTTCCCCTCCATCGCATCCTTAGAGATGCGCACGAGCCTGCTATACATTTTGGAAGCCGCTTCCATCTCACGCAGCGCTCTGCCGCTGATAAAATCAACCGAATATTTCTTTTCTCCGAGCGTACAGGTGATCATGTTCATTACTTCCTTTACCTCCTATTGATTCTTCAATTCATCGCGCAGAACGCGCTTGATCTCTTCATAGGCCTCATCTGATTTGGTATCGAACGCAGGCCGGACAAACGGATGGGCCGGAGCAGGTGCAGGTCCTCCATGACCAAACTCGACCGGATTGGCATAGTAAGCGCCCCTCTCCTTGTGGTGCACGCCGATCGTGATCTGCTTGCCGCCACCAGATTTCTTTCTGACGTTGCCGGTATGAATGGAATCATGCAGATCACCAGTGATGATCTGTGGATCGGTTGATGCATTATGGAGCATTTGTGTTTCGATCGGGACAGCGCCCGCTTCAAGTGCACGGCTCACACCCGGTCCCTGATCCAGCGCCGCAGCCATATTCAGCAGATCATTTTTCAGATCATCAAAGCCGCGCAGTTCAATCGCCATAGGTAACCTCCTCACGCCAGCACCATGTCCACTGAACAGTGTACTGTCTGGTCGCTGTGTCGTAAGCAGGCTGGTTATAGCCTTTGTCCGACTCTTCGATCATGACAAAACCCGCTGCATACATCGCACTGCGGATACGGCTTGCCGTTTCGGTTGGATCAATGTCGCTCCACAGATTGAGATAGACGAATGTCTTGGTCGCAGTCACGCGATCATCATAGTGCGCGTCCTCTGTCGCAGTTGTCGAGTACACGGCATACTGAACAGGCGGATTCTGCATCGGGCTGGTCGCACGCCAGATTCCGGCATAGACCGGAATCCCAATGTCCGCCAGCGCCTTCTGTACCTGCTTCATCCGCTCACTCCCTTCGATAGGGAGGCTTTCAGACCCAAATATGTGCGCCGAAACGAATACTCGCCCAGCGTAGAAATGTCCCATTTCTCGCTTCTGAACTTCACCCACATGCCAGGCTTCACATCTTCCCGGTATCGGATGGTGAAGTTGATTACCTGCTCTGTATTGACAGCATCGGCGGCACGGTAGTGCTGGTTGCCTGCATCAACAATGGCTGCCCAGACCCTGCAGACGATAACGTCCTTGGGTTCCGGGTAACCGTTTTCGTTGATGGTGTTCTCGGTATACCCGATCTCAATGAGATGACGCAGATCACCAGGATGCGGATCGCTTTCAAAGTTCTTGTAACCTCTCATCCAGCATCACCTCAGAACATCTTCGTCACGTCTCTGTGCGGATAGAGCAGGTTTTCAAACGCCATGCGCATGGTGATATACACCTGCTTATCCGGATTGTCCCGATTCTCATAGAAATGGCTGGTCATGAGCAGAACGGCCAGTCGCACGGCCTCCGGGGCCGGTTCCGTAAACTCTACTCGACAGTAGTCCTCTGCTGCAGACTGAGCCTGCATGATCAGCGATTCAATAATCGGATCTTCCTCATCGTGCTGGATGCGCAGATGAGCTTTGACTTCCTGCGGCGTAATCACCATGCGCGTTCACCCTCTCACGCTTTATCCTCTTCACCGGCAATGATGCCGGCTTTGCGCAGCGCATCAAGCAGACGGTTAAAGTCTTCCCGCAGCGCCGATACGGACGTCGCTTTGCTGTTGGGCACAATGTGCAGCGCCTGACAGAACTCCGGCTCCGGCGAGATCACACCATCAAGCCCTTCCACAACAGCACCGGGCAGGAACGTCAGCTTGCCGCCGATCACCCATTCCTTGCCGCCATGCGCCTGATAATTCCGAGCGGTTCGCTCCATGTTCATCCCTCCTTGAAAGAAGGGAGGCCCTTCAAAACAAAGGCCTCCCGCTTATCACGCGGACTTCATCTGCAGGCACTTGACCGCCTCAGGCAGAACCAGACGCGCATCAACACGCTGAGTAGCACGGAAACCAACTTGACCGCTCGGCGCATACAGCTCGTTGAGACGCTGGAAGGTACGGCCCTGACGATCCGCAATCCAGTAGTAGCTGAGATCACCAAACAGGATCGGCTTCGCACCTGCTCCAATTTCCGGCATGAACGCAGAAAGGACAATCGGATAACTCAGGAACTTGTCCGGCTCGCCTTCCTTCAGGCTCGGCTCCCACATGTAGCGGTTATTGAGATCCTTCAGCTTGCGAAGCGCCTTGATCGTGGAGTCATTCATGATCAGCTTCGCCTTGCGGCGGTAACCGCTGCGCAGGGAGTAGACCAGATCCAGAAGCTCATCAGCAGTAAAGGCCGTACCAGAAGATGCCGTCACGCCAATCTGCGCGCCGTTGGTTTCATGCAGCAAACCAAACGGCTTTGCTGCACCGTCACCGGTGATGAACGCCTCTTCCTCCGCAGCGCCCATGCGGCGACCAAACTCGTAAGAGATGTAGCCTTCCACGTCAAAGACGCTATCCTGAAGCAGTTCGTCGCTGACTTTAATCATCGTCGCTACCTTATGGGCACCGAGGCTGATCTGGCCGAAGACATCATCGGACTCCGGAATCGGACCCTCCTCGTCAACCCAGCTCGCCGTACCGCGAGAGGAAACGATCGGGATCTTGCGTTCACCAGATTCCGTGCGGATCACGCGGCACAGACTGCGGATCTTGTTCTCATCCTCCAGCGCCTTGATCAGCGTGCGCTCAAATTCGTCCGGGCACAGATAGCCGCCCTCGGAGTCCGTGCCGATCTGCAGCGCATTCTGCACAGACACATGACCATTGCGGCTGCAGACCATCTTCCAGAAGGCATTCTTGTATTCATCAGAAGCCAGACCACGCTTGCCGCCCTCTCCCTTGTCCGGTCGGGACGTGAGCGGGCTGTTCGCCGGAGCATTCAGCTCACGGTCCAGCTGAGCCGCACGCTCAGCACGGTCGATGGCATGACCGAGATCGACAACCTCCTGTTCCATGCGTTCATAGGTCGCTTCATCCTCTGCAGACAGACGGCCCTGTTCATCCTGATGCTCGTCCAGGAACTTCTTGGCGGCATCCCAGATTTCGGCACGCTTGGTGCGCATATCGTGAATCTTACTCATATGGATTTCCTCCTTTATCGCCTTTTGGGCATAAGCAAATCCAGCCGCTTGCGCAGCTGGATCACAGGTGTACCGGTGTTCTCCGGCTGTTTGTTTTCAGGCTCCGCAGGAGCATTAGGGACTTTATCGTGAACACCCTTCTCAGAGTGGGGCCTTTGGGGACGGGCACGATCCAGCCACGCCTGCACCTTCGCTTCCGCGTCCTTGCGGTCTACGGTATGCGGCTGCCCACTGTTGAACAGGTTGCTGCTGGGCACTTCGTCGATGATGCCATCGATAAAGCCCTCTGCTAATGCCTGCCTTGCATCCATCCACGTGGTCTTCTTCATCATGTCGGACAACTCCGCACGGCTGCGGTGGCTGCGCCGCTCATAAATGTTGAGAATCGCTTCCTTGCAGGTCTGAAGCAGGTGAATCGCGTCGTTCAGGTCCTGCTCGTTGCCCCATGCCATGACAGATGGATCATGGATCATGAACAGACTGCCTGGCGTCATCTCCACACGGTTCGCAGAAAGCGACAGCACCGATGCTGCAGATGCAGCTGTACCGGATACGATCAGGTGGACCGTGCCCGGATAATTGCGTACATCATCGTACATCCGAGTTGCCGCGTTGCAGTTGCCGCCGTAGGAGTTGAGCACAATCCTCACATCGTCGCTGTTCTCGCCATTCTTGCCATAGAGATACTCGTGCAGCTCTTGCGGCGTGATCTCATCGCCATACCAGACTTCCTCGTCGATATAGCCATTGAGCATGATGGTTCTCATTTCGTTTCACCTCCTGCCATGACACTTGCAATTCCCTTAATGGGGATCATGTTGCCGTTGACCAGATACAGATTGCCTCCATCCTCTTCGGGAATGGGATTCATGTTCTCCAGCTCACGGATGTCGTTGGTGCACATCCATCCGTTCTGGCGTGCGATCGCGTAGCCTTCCATGCGAGATTTGTAGTCCCCGCGCATCAGGCCATCCAGTACGAACTGCGAATAAAAACGCCCTTTCTCCTTTTCAGGAAAAAGAGCGCGATTGAACGCCTGTTCGATTCGCACAAGCCATGGCCGAATCGTATGCACGGCAAACGAGATAGACTGATGCTCGATATTAGAAAAAGTCGCATGCTCCAGGTCGCCGATCAGGTGCGGCGGCACACGATAAATGCGGCATACCTCATTGACCTGAAACTTGCGAGTCTCCAGAAACTGCGCTTCGTTGTTCGGCATGCTGATGCGTTCAAAGCGCAGTCCTTCTTCAAGGATGGCTACGCGGTTTGAGTTTGCCGAACCGCCGTATGCCTGATTCCAGCTCTCGCGCAGGCGCTTGGGATCCTTGACCGTATTAGGATGCGTCAGCACACCGGACGGCGTTGCACCGTGGGAAAAAAACTTGCTTCCGTATTCCTCTGCACTGATGCCTAGACCGATCGCATTTTTCTCCAGCGCAATCGGACTATAGCCCATCACGCCGTCAAAACCAAGGCCCGGGATATGCAGCACATCTTCTGGCTCAAGCGCAGCGACTCGGCCCTCGCTGGTGGTATAGG